TTTACACCATCTGCGTAATCACGCTTCATCTTGTGCCTCCAATGAAACAATTTCAAGTTCAACTTTCCACATTTCGTCTTTAAGAGCAAGTTTCTTCTTTTTCATTTCAGTTAAGTATTTGTCTTGTACATTTTCTGCCTCTGCGGCTTCGCATTTTTGATGTTCAAGTGCGTGTTGCTCTTTAAGACTTTGTAGTCTGTTCTTTAGTTTGTCTATCTTTTCTAAGTTAGTCATACTATACCTCCTCAAATAGGTTTGCATATTGCGTACTAGCATTTACTGTTTTCTTGCCAGTAGCACCTCTAGTGCCAATAATTGACATCCAGAATCTTGAAAATTCTTCTATGACCGCTTCGGCTTCATCTCTGTTGTCTGTTGCAAATATTGCTTCCACAACATCTCTAAAAAATACCCTGTCAAAGGACTCCTCAACAAGCATTCCTGGAACAACTTTGTTGTCGTATTGCCTGTTTGCTTCTTGCACTGCATTAATGTGACTCCATACGTTATGCCCCATTTGTATAGCATATGAAAAACTATCCCACGAGGTCTTTCCTTCTTTGCCTATTTTATTTAGGTCGCCCGGAGCATAGATACAAATATCTTTTGCTTGAAGGTTTTGTGTAATCGGACTGTCCAAGAAACTTCCATGTTTTCCTTCACGTACAAATGCTTGTCCAAATGATGTTGTGTCAGTTGCCAATGCTTTGTCGTCAATGCTAGGTACCATTCTGTATACCCATTTACTTCTGTCTTGTGTTTCAAGTTCGCAATAGATTTGACCATTTGCTGTTGCTAGGAACGGACTAGCACAGTCAAATGTAATCGTAAAGTTTTCATTGTGATACTTGCGAACTGCTCTTTGAATATCTGTAAGCAGAGTTGCCCACTCTAGTTTACTTGTACCCAAGAAGTGCATAAAGTCATGCTTACCTTTTTCTAACAAGCCATCAAAGCGTAATGCTACCATTCTTTTAAGAACAAGATGCACATCACACATATTCTGACCACCCATCGACCACCCATTAAAGTGTGTGTCTGGATATTTTTTAGGATCACAATAGTCCTTCATCTGCTGATACCAATCTTCTGCATCAGCATGATTTTCACCTTGCAATACGTTTAAGAATTTACAACTACCATTTCTATTCTTCATAAAGTAGTCGTTGTTAATGCGTGTGGCATTTACTGCTTCTTGATATGTGCTAATACCTGTTGCTTTTACACCTGCAGGCGAACGTGCCACCCAAGCCGGAATATCAAGAATCATTCCATAGTCCATATAAGCGTCCATCCACGCAAGAACTTGCTCACGTTTCTTTTTAGCCTTAGGACAATTAGGATCTTTCCAATCACCTTCCCATACGCCTTTACCAATTTGGAATCCACCCGAGTCACCTAGTAGCCAACTGTTTTCGCGATCACGTTCACGAATCATAAGTTCTTTAGGTGCGTCTTTATTGATATCTAGTTCAGCATGTCCTGCCGAATACAAACTCCAATGATAATTGAATAGTCCGTCTTTCTTGTTAAACCAATTAAGACCTTCCATCTCGTTGTTAGGAAAAGGAATACGACTTTTGTCTACATACTCTTCTCTACGTTGTTTGCCGATGAAAGTCGCATAGAAACCACTGATCGCTGGCAAAAATATAGCGTAGTCTTTTTGTTCTTTTGTTAGATCAGTGTTCAATGTCATTCTCCTTACTTGCTTTGTGCTGGCAAGATATATTCATAAGTAGCCAAACCACTGTCTACACTAATCTGCATAGCACCTTGATCTGAAAACTTCATTACCTTGTCGCCATCTAAACTTAGAATAGCAAGTGTTTGTTGCACTGGCCATGCCCATTCATTTTTAAGGCTACCTGTAACTCCTGTTGCAAATACAAACTCACCTGCGTGTGTGCTTGCATCACCAAACTTAAACTTAATATCTGTACCATCTGTAATAACAGTAAACACAGTTTCTTCTGCATTTGCAGTTGCCTGCATCTTAAAACGTTGTACGCTCGATAGTGTCGGCGATACTTCAACGTCCCACTGTGCACCTTTAAACTTAACAGTTTTAAGTTTTTCGTTAATAATCTCTGCGTTCATAAAACGATAGTCGTTTTTAAAATCGCCTGTTGCATTTTCAAAGTGAATTCCTGTTGGAATTTCTACACCATTTCTGTCCTGATGCACAACATCAATAGTTGCACCATCCTTGTATTCTGGACACTTCAAATGGATGTCTAGTTTATTTAGGTTAGGCATGCCAAATGTGCCCTTCATTTCTACCTGGGCGTTTTTGGTATTTGCTTGCATGATAACAGAGCGATCCTCTGCCATGCTGTCGATACCTGTTTGTGCATCATCACCATTTACCTTAACAATGTTAAGAAAGCCAAGTGCGTGTGTATGTGCAACAATGTCTTGTAAAATGTCTTTCATAGTTTTCTCCGTTCCTTATATACTATTATATTTAGAAAATCATTCAAAGTCAAATAAATTATTGAATGTATTCTTCTGTTCGGTTGATTTTATATCCCACTCCAAAACACCAATTAGATTATCTAACTTGTTATCGATAATGGTTGATTCCATTTCGTCGTCAGCAAATGGTAGTTCTTGGAACCATTTTGGAATACGTAGTTCATCCGTAGGATACGCAACCGAAGTATATCCCATTGGATTGTTTTTTAGTTTGCATACGATAACTTTCATACCATCTACGATTTGCATACTAAACTTGTCGCCATTCATTTCTTTGAGCGTGTTCCAATTAATTGAAGCACGAACGTGTCCTGGCATGTTCACTTTGCCTTGCTTTTTAAGTTTGGCAAGATAGTCTGTGATATTATTTGCACGTTTTGGTGAGCCTTTTTCCCAACCCGGTCGTGCTTTGAATTTTGTTCTAAAGTCTGTAATCATATCAAGAACTTGTTCTTCTTGGGCACCTGTTAGTACAGCCAATAACACTTCGCTTAAGAAGTCCTGCATAAACACAGGAGTGTCAGAACGCTTAAGATCGAGGCCCATTGCTTTAACCTTACCAGGCTTACCATCTGCATCTGTTCTAAAACCTTCTAGGTCATAAATCAATACAGCATAACGTTTCTTTGTAATAAACAAACCTTTTTCGCCGATAACTTCTCGACCAGCGGCAATAACTTCGCCTCTTGATTTAGGACAATGAAATGCTTGTCCCATAAATGTTGGAAACGTTGTATTTGCTTCTTCACAGATTTGATCATATAGTTGAATAACACTTTCTTTATTCCAAGGAATATCTCCTTTTTGTATTTCTGCACGTAGACTCGTGTAAGCACTAAAGTATACGGAGTCAGTGTCGCCATATATAATGCTCTTACCTACATGATCGTATTCGCCTGTTATAATTTCATTGACCTTAGAAGCCATATGTTTTGCAATGCTTCTTCCGGTAAGTGTTGTACTTTGACCAATGCGATGATCGAAAAATCTACAGCCAGGATTAAGAATAGCACCATACAAACTGTTAAGGTTAATTTTCTTAACCAACTGACGCTTGTCCCAAAAAGCAGTTTCAATCTTGTTGCCTGCATCTTGTGATGCAACTTTCTTTGCTTGCATTTCTTTACGTTCTGCATACCACCTCTTTAATAGTCCTGGAATAATACCTTCATATTCTGTTGTAAAAATTGTTCCGTTAGCACTTAGCATCCACGGTTGATTGCTTTCAAAAACCAACCTATAAACTTCCGCGGCACTCAGTGCATCACTTTCTCCGTTTTCCCAGTCTATATGTATTTCAATATCTTTGCGTTGCTCCATAACATAATCATATTCAAGGCTACCAAACTTACCTTCCCATGCCGCCGCAAATGATTTTTTCTTAAAGTTCATTTGTTCGCTAAGGTAGTTTTCTGTATGATTTTGTCTCAGTTGACCCACAACTGTTGCAGGATCCATATTCAATGCACGAATTACTGAGGGATACAGTGAATTCAAGTCCATCGAACCAATCCAATCATGTAGTCCTTTTTTGGGATATGCTACATAAGCACCTGCCGCTTGTGCTGAACCTGGTTCTCTGTGTACCCTGTTAGGAACAACAAATCCACGTCTGTGTGCTTCGTTAATAATTGCTTGTTCTGTAACAGCCACAGCACCCATTGTGGTGGGTAGCAAAACTGTATTTGCGTGTGCAAGTTCGTTGGCTAAGTCAATAAACTTTAGTTTTTTGTCCAACTTGTCCAACAGTGCAACGTCTTGCCTGTTGTATTCGATGAACGTTCTGAAGTCATTGTTATAAAGTTGATCGAGCGTACCTTCGTACACAGTTTTCTTTTCGCCAACTTCCATTTCGCCAATAGCGTCAAGTCGATATGTGTGTCGTTCTTCATATGTGTATTTACGATACAATTCTAAACTATCTAAATGCTGTCTGCCTATTAGGTCATAGGTTTCTTGTTCTCTTCCGTACTTTTCAAATGTACGTTTTTTAGGATATTGATCCCACAAACAAAAACGTCTTGTATCTTCTTTTGAAAGAACACGAGTAATACGGTTTACGGTATAAGGAATATCATAACCTTCACTGTTCCAACCACTAATGATATCTGCGTCTTTGATCAAATCCAAAAACGTATCAAGCATTTCTGCTTCAGTTTCAAACAGGTATGTGTTAGGAAATTCTTTTACTTCTTCCTTGGCCTGTTCCATTGTAAGTGTTTTAGGCGGAAGTGCTAGTGTTATAAGACTGTCAAGCCATTGTAAGTGTACAGTAATTGCGGTAATGGCTGTAAATGGATCTTCAGGTGAACTGTAACCACGTTCTGGGTCAAAGTCAACCTCAATATCGAAAAACGCAACATTTAGATTTGGTGCGTCTTGTCCTAAATAGTTTTCTTCAAGTAGTCTGTATACAGGATTAATATCTGCTTCATATAATCCGCGATGTTTGTTAATCTTTTGTTCTTTAAGAAAGTCTTTCCAACTCTTACAAACAACACGACTCACGCTATCGCCAAAAGTACTTTTTTGCTTACCTTTAGCATCGCCATAATAGAATACATACCTTGCGGGGAATTCGCGAAACTCTCTTTCGCCTTTTTTGTTTCGCTCTACAACCTTGATAATGTCTTTATCACGATCCCAGAGTGCATCTACGTAACTCAATATTTTCTCCTATACATGCCACTTGCGGCTGGCAAATACCAATTATGTCGTTTATGGCCGACCGACCTTCTTCAACATTATTTACTATTATACGTTCTGTGCCTAAAAAAATCAAGCCTTTAATTAATTTATTTTACCAAAGTCCAAATAAAGAATCCTATGAAGGTTAATTCTAGAATTCCTAATATAATTATGGCTAACCAATTATGCCAGGGTTTAGTGATATATGAAAGCATTTACCACCATCCTGCGGCTACACCAAATCCAAATACGTTTACACAAGCAAAATATGAAGTTAACAACATAATCCAAGCGGCACCTCTACGCCAACTAGCATAGACTTGTGTAATGCTTCCAATAAAGAATCCTGGATATACAATCATCATATTAGGATCTCGTGCATTAAATGCCAGTGTCATGCTTGCGGTAACTGTAAAGATAAAACTAACAAGTTCAAATGAAAATGCTATTTTATCACTCCTGTAAGAGTTTATCCAAAAGTCTTTTACTTTTTGCAAAATTAGACTTTGTCCTTGCCTGTAGTAACAATGATGGTTTCCAAATCTTCAAACTCATCAACTGCTTTGTGCCATTCACCTTTTTGTGCAATCTTAATTGCTTTGTTAATTAGTGCCGGCTTGATATCTAATTCTTCTGCTACTGCTTTTACAGTATCACGTAGTCCTTCTTGTAGATCTTGTACTTCTGTAAGTACTGTTACACCTTCGTTTACAATTTGGACAAGTTTGGCTTTTTCTTCGGCGCCAAAAGTTCTATCACTCATTCGAGTCTCCTTTGTTAATAATTTTTATATTGTATATAGATTTATGCTAGTTGTCAAGAACTTTAAACGGAATTGGCACCGTTTTATCTAAACACGTAAACCAAACATTATTTGGACCAATATGATGATTGTTTGGTAACAGTTCGTTAACTGCTTGATTAACACCCGGAAAATCCATATCGTGTCCACAAAGCCAACCGTTTGATTTTAGTTTTGGTGTATAGTATTCTATATCGCCTTTAACACTATTGTAGTCGTGACTGGCATCGATAAACACAAAATCCAAACTGTTATCTTCAATCTGATCATGTACTTGGTGACTGTGTCCTTGTATTGCTTTTAGTCTAGGACCGTATTTTAATATTACACTGTCTTTGTAAAACAATTTAATATCATAATCTATTGCATACATTTTTAAGTTTGGAAATGCATCTAATAAATGAAATGTAGTACGACCGTTGCGTACACCAACTTCACAACCTATTGTGGGGTTAAATTTTTTTAGTAAATCTGCTAAGAAATAGTCTCTTTTATTTGGACCATTATATTCTATTGTTCGTTTAATTTTAATTTTATCTTTTGCCATGCTTCTTCAAATCCGTGTTCATGAACATACGATTCTTCGTTATACCATACTCTTTTAAAATATGAATCATAACAATCTAGTATGCACTGATGTGATGTAT